TACAGTTTGTTTCGAGAAACGTATGTGCCGCTTGCGTCCCGCGAGGCGTGGACAGGGCTTCGGTATTCATAACAAATATCTTGAGCCCATCAAACTTTTCATACACCAACGTTTTCATTTGTTTCTGAAACCACTGTGCACTGGATGGTTGCCAACGCACCATGTTAATCTTTATGTCATCGGATAGGTGTGTGGGTATCTCGCCTTGCACCCAGTTATCATATACACCCTTGGGTGATATAATTAGAGCGGAGTCTATCTTGCCCTCTGTATACAGGGCTCCCATAGTATCTATAGCTACTTTCGATTTACCTGTACCCATCTCCATAAATAGTGCATAATACTTTGCGTCCCACGAATCACGGAGCGCTTTCATCTGATGATCGAAGGGTTTCGTTTTAAATTTATATTTTTTCATTTTTACCTCTTGACTATAAGAACATATACGCATATATATAGAATTGTCAAGACCTGAAAAGGTTTTTAATCGCGAAAGAGAAAGGACGATATATGGACATAATGAAGAAGCTTAAAGAGGACGCCAATCAAGGCTCCTTATTTTCCAAGCATACGTTAGATAATGAAGACTTATCCACGCTTACTGGATTTGCCGAAGCCATTATTAAACAAGATGCTTTTGTGAAAGAGCTAGAGGAGAAACTCAAAGAAGAGAAAAAGAGGCTGTTAAAGATGACGGACGAAGATTTACCCGCATTGATGACAGAAGCTAACTCTATGGAGTTTACTCTACTAGATGGATCAAAAGTAACTATAAAGCCACAGTATGGAGCATCTATTAAGGTAGACAACCGTCCTGCGGCTTACGAATGGCTAAGGAAGCATGGACATGACGACATTATTAAAAACACCATATCTTGTCAGTTTGGACGAGGAGAGGATGAGATGGCTACACAATTCAAAAAGGCTATGGAATCCTTCACGTATGAGCGACCAGACGGCAAGGAAGTATCTGTTAAGGATATGGTTACTCAAGCTGAAAAGATCGAACCCATGTCTTTACGAGGTTTTGTCAAAGAACGTGTTGAGAATGGTGATGAGTTCCCGATGGAGTTATTCGGGGCGTATGTTGGTCAACGAGCCGTTATTACTAAAGCGAAAGGAGCAAAGAATGGCTGAAGCAAGCAAGGCTGTGGCTGAAAAGAAAGCCACAGAGGTTGCCGCATTTGATTTTGCGCAACTTCAACAAGATGCGGGAAAGGGTAACGAGAACGTCGGTAAAGACGATCTTGCCTTACCGTTTATTAAAATACTATCGGGTGTTGATCCTATGATGGACAAGCTCGATGGTAAAAAGGGTGACATATATAATAGTGTCACAGAAGCGCTGTACAGCGGTAAGGAGGGCATTACAGTCGTTCCGGTAGCTTATCAGCGTGAATTTCTACGATGGGCCCCCAGAGGCCAAGGGAGCGGCGCTCCTACGGTCTACAAGACACGTGCAGAGTGTCCTGAAGTAAAGCGGTCAGAGGACGACAATAAGGAGTATTGCACCGATGGCAGTGGGGATTACATCGAGGAAACGCATCAACACTTTGTGTTGGTCATTGGCGAGGATGGTAAAGGCGAAACCGCGCTTATACCTATGAAGTCCACACAGCTTAAAAAATCACGCAAATTTAACAGCATGATTATGGCACAGTGTGACAGAGATGGGTTTGCACGGTTCGCGTACAAGTTTCGTTTCAAAACATTAGCCGAACAGAACGATAAAGGTTCATGGCATGGTTGGGAAATGCAACTTGAGGGACCACTTCTTGATGAGGAAACTCAGAAAAAAGATCCCGCACAGTTTGCCAAAAACTTAGCGACGTATGAGCAAGCTAAATCATTCTCTGAAAGTGTCCAATCGGGCAACGTTGAAGTGAAGCGTGAGAATGATGATGTTAAGAGCGGTGAAAAAGATAAGATACCGTTCTAAGTATGTCATCAACCGAAAAATTTGCCGCAATCTTTGACGGTCTGCAATTAGCGTATGGCACGTTTACGATTGATAAGAAGCAATTAAATGGTAAGAGCACGGGCCGTGCCGCGATAGTTCGCGAGCCACGGTCCACAGAGCTATGGGAAGGTCATATATCAGGCAAAGGCCGTGGTATTGGTATCATACCCATAAACGAAGAAAACAAGTGTGTCTGGGGGTGTATTGATGTAGATCAATATCCCCTAGACCACAAAAAGCTAATAGAACAAATACGTAAGATAAAACTGCCTTTGGTTATTTGTCGATCCAAATCAGGTGGAGCGCACTGCTTTCTGTTTGCTACAGAATGGATAGAGGCCAAGGATATGCAAGCTACGTTACAACAAATGTCTGCCGCGCTTGGTTACGGCGGTAGTGAGATATTTCCAAAGCAGATCAAGTTACATTTAGATCGTGATGATGTCGGTAACTTTCTGAACCTACCCTACTTCAATGCGGAAGAGGGCCTGCGGTATGCCATCAAGGACGACGGCACAAGCGCCACACTTGATGAGTTTTTAGAACTGTATGAACAGTACAAGCAAACACCTGAACAGATAGCTAGTCTACAGCTAGGTGACTCTAAGAAAGAAGAGCCCATGATGGACGGTCCGCCGTGTTTACAGATACTGGCAAGTAAAAAGATATCCGAGGGCGGTAGAAACAATGGACTGTTTAATCTTGGTGTATACCTACGCAAGGCGTACCCTGACAGTTGGGAAACAGAGATACTTACCTACAATATGCAGTATCTTGAGCCACCTTTACCTCTTAGTGAGGTCAATATCGTAGCTAAACAGCTTGAACGTAAAGAGTATGCGTACAAATGTAGCGATGCACCAATCAACTCTTACTGCAACAAAACCTTATGCCTTACACGAAAGCACGGTGTAGGGGCGGCAGTACAGGGCGCGGTCATAGCTAATCTACGTAAATACAACTCGATACCGCCTGTGTGGTTTGTCGATGTAAACGGCGAGCCCTTGGAGATGGACACGGACGCTTTGCTAAACCAAGCTATATTTCAGAGATCGTGCATGGAGCAACTAAACTTTATGCCACGCTCTGTCTCTAAAATCATATGGGAAAACCGTATTGGAGCCTTGATGCAAGAGATGAAAGAAAATGAGAGCGCTATCATAGATGTATCACAGGACGCTAGTGTCAGCGGACAGTTCTACGATCATCTTGAAGAGTTTTGTCAGAGTATGCAACAGGCAGAGGACAAAGAAGAGATACTGTTGAAGCGCCCATGGACCGATGAAGAGGAAAAGATGACATATTTCAGGCTAAAAGACTTTGATGCGCATCTGAAGCGCAACAAGTTTTTTGAATACAAAAGCCACAAGATAGCACAACGCCTACGGGACAAGGGTGGTGAAAGTCTACAGATATCAATAGGAGGACGCCCCGTGCGTGTATGGAAGATACCGTCGTTTGATGCGGTAGAAGTGGAGCTATCGGCTCCTGAGTTTGGTGGTAAAGAAAACAAAGAGGTATTTTAATGTTAAAAGCAGATGGATTTGATAAAGCATTTTTAGGCGTAGCGTCCCGTTTTGGTATGGACGAGGTATTTGCCTATGACTACGATAAGGTATTGAAGATACTAATAGAAAAGGAAGGTATGTCCCCAGATGAAGCCCAAGAATGGTTTGAATACAATATCAAAGGCGCATGGGTGGGAGATAAAACACCGCTTTTTGTAAAACAGTATGGCAGTATAAAGGATGCAGAAGATGACCTCGACTTATAAAGAAAGAAACCGTGAAATGCACCGATTACGCACCGAAAGAGCCATGACACTCACGGCTATTGGTAAGAAGTATGGTGTTACCCGAGAAAGAGTGCGGGTTATTGTTAATAAAATCGAAGAAGAGAATGCAAACAAAGATATTCAGGATATACGGACCACCCGGGACGGGGAAAACGACAGCACTACTGAATAAAGTTGACGAGGCATTACGTCAAGGCATATCGCCCTCCAAAATAGGGTACTTTGCCTTTACGCGCCAAGCGGCTTATGAGGCAGTAGAACGTGCGTGTCAGCGTTTTGGTCTGGATGAAACACAACTACCGTGGTTTCGCACGCTACATAGTTTTGCTTTGCGCTTATCGGGTATACGGGCCGAACAGGTTATGCAAAGCGAGCACTACAAAGAACTATCCGATACGATTGGTATAAAACTTATGCCTGACAATGGCGATGGTGATAATATGTTTGAGTCTAGCGCTAATGCAGATCCGTATCTTAGTATAATAAATCTGGCACGGCTGAAAAAAATACCGTTACGCAAGCAGTATAATCAAACCATCAGCAATATAGACTGGATGACCCTGTCCTACGTTGCACGGTCCTTACAAAGTTACAAAAGCCGACTAAAAGTGTATGATTTTACCGATATGCTAGAAATATTTGTAAATGAGAGCTCAAAGTTCTGTCCACACCTAAGTGTTAGTTTTATAGACGAAGCACAGGACTTATCACCCTTACAATGGGACGTTGCGCACATTATAGAGAAATATTCTGATAAAATTTACTGTGCGGGGGACGATGACCAAGCTATATATAAGTGGGCGGGGGCTGATGTCGAGCACTTTATAGGACTTAATGGGGGGTACGAGGTGCTTGAGCAGTCCTACCGCGTACCACAAAACATACATCCTCTGGCATCGCGTATATCCAAACGCATACACAAACGTGTTCCAAAAACTTACCTACCTCGCCCAGAGGACGGCTTGGTAAAACGCATCAACGATGTATCCGAGATAGATCTATCCGAGGGCACATGGCTCATACTTGCCCAAGCTAATTACTTTTTACACAGTCTTATAGATAATCTAAGAAGTCGTGGTCATCTGTTTGCGTACCATGGCAAGAGATCCATATCGCAAAAGATAAGCGAAGCGGTAAACGGATGGGAACAAATGCGTAAAGGACGCGAGATAACCGCCCCTGTTGCCCGTGTAATCTACAGCTATATGTCCGTAGGCAATCGTGTAAAGCGCGGTTTTAAAAAAATACCGCACCTTATGGACGATGAAACCGTAACACTTGAAGCGCTACAGCGCGATCATGGCCTGTTTGCCACTATCGATATGATATGGCATGAGGCTATGGATAAGATACCCGACAGCGAAAGAGCCTACATCACTGCTCTACTCCGTCGCGGAGAGAAGTTTAATGGCACGCCCCGTATAACACTATCCACGATCCACGGATCAAAGGGTGGTGAAGCCGAAAACGTTGTGCTATTTACTGATGTGTCCCCCGCCGCATCCAAAGCCGCGGAACAGGACCCTGACGAACTGCACCGTGTATTCTACGTTGGTGTGACACGAACTAAAAAAAACTTATATTTAATTGAGCCAGAAGACGCATTGAGGAGTTACAGCATATGAACAGGAAGCAAATACTAAACAAAGCCGAGAAGATGATTAACGGCCCACGGGCCAAGGATTACGGCGATGCCCACGAGAATCACCAACGCATAGCCATGCTATGGTCGGTCTTGCTAAATAAAGAGATCACGGTCGAGCAAGTGTACCAATGTATGATAGCGGTAAAACTGTCCCGCCTTATAGAAACACCAGACCATGAGGACAGTTGGCTCGATATCTGTGGTTACAGCGCCCTTGGGGGAGAAAAATAGTGTCTTTGCAGTTAGCGTTTGATACG